CGTTCGTTTTCGGTCAGCTGGTTGTAGCTCATCAGTGCTTTTCTCTTGGTCGGGAGGAGCGCCGACTCTACCAGCTGGCCGCCCTCTTACCAATTGCACTTATTATCCGAAACCGCGCGATCCTATGTTTGTCGAAACGCTAATTATTTCCTCATCATTTTTTATCATCGCGATTATTTTGATTGCTTCCGTGCTGCTGCTGGAAAACGGCTGACCGTTAGCCAGCCGCTGTATTTATTGTTTACGGAACGTCACCAGTTCAGGACGGGCGATACGCAGATAGTCCTGGGTATCCATTATCACCGATTTTTCCAGCAGGCCGGCGTTAAAGGCGATCTCATCGAAGCGCTCAAACAGCAGCGGATCGGCGACCAGCGTCAGATCCGGATGAAAACTGAAGGGGGGAATGGCGCCGAAAACGCAGCCGGTAAGCGCATCCACTTCTGCCGGACTGGCGAGAGAGGCCTTTAGCCCACCGAAATGGCTGGCCAGCAGGCTCAGATCGGCCTGCCGATCGGCGGCGAGGATTGCCAGAATAAGTTTCTTAACGCCGTTGCCTTTTACCTTGCAGACCAGTGCTTTTGCACCCTGCCGGAGATCGGTCCCGCGAATTTCACTGACCGCTTCGCATTTCCCAACGGCCTCATGCGCCACCACGCGAAAGCGCGCCTCCTGCTCGGTTAATAAGCTGATTAGCCGCCGATGGGTCGTCATCCCGATCACGTCATCAGACATAACGATTTCACCTGTGATTTGCCAATACGTAGCTTGCTACATTAGCACGGGACGGAGAGGGCTGAAAGAAAACAGCCAGCGGGAGCGCTGGCTGTTGGGTCATGCGTTGCTGGTGGACGACTGTTTCTGGAGCAATTCGCTAAAATGTAGGTGCCTGAATTTAAATAATAAAAATCCTTCCCCAAAACATCCCCAAAATAATTCCCCAAAACTCCCCGTCTAAATCACAACTTTTTTCCATTCTAGACCTCGGTCATCTCCATACATTACGCTCATTGCTTCGGTTTTATGCCCTAAAAGAGTTTTGACATCTATACCCTGAGCTTTGTATGTTCTTGATGAAAGCGAGCGTTGTTCATGAAACGGCGGGAGGGCAGTGCAATCCTTAGGCCAGGTAATATTTGCTTTATCTCTTGCCTCCTTAAAATATCTTGATATTGTTTTTTCGGGAACGTGAGATCCCGCTTTACCGTAGGCGTGATGCTTAACATGGTGGATCAGATAAGGACTCACTACTCTATCGCGACACTTACTTATAACATCAGCCAGAGTCAACCCGATTGCATCGCACCTTAAATTTAAAGGGATAGCTAACTTCATTCCGGTTTTATTTTGGGTAACATGAAGGTGATTATCCCAAATGTCACTAAACTTCATCTCGACTATGTCACCTATCCTTTGCCCGGTTACTAAAGCCAAAAGCATAGAATTTTGAGCGCAAGGCGGCAAAGAGCCTGCGCTTTCAAAAATCAATTTCCATTGTTCAATGCTAAGTCTGCTTCGTTTCACTTTGGCTATTGGATTTTTTACAGCTAAGGCTGGGTTGTAGCCAGGATCAACCTCGCCAGCATGCTGCGCCTCTTTGAACACGTCGTTTAGTACGCTTCTTATCAGTTGGCCCATTCTGTGCTTTCCCTCTGCCTTATATTCATCAATAATTTTTGCAATGAGTCTTGTATCAACATCCTTCAGGCGAAGGTTTGGCGCTCTATCTGCGAGAATCTGAGAACATAATCGTCTGGATTTTACAGTAGGGTTTTTTATCTCACCGTCACGCAACCTTTCCATCTGAATTTCGATGTATTTTTTAATCCACTCAGAAACACGTATACCTTGATCCTTTTTCCCTGAGCTCTTCATTGCCATATCAATCAGAGCATAAGATTGCTGAGTTTCTTGTTCTGCGGTTATACGGTTCATCTCGATTGCAGCAGCTTTTGCCGCTTCATCATCTGTTCCGAATCCAATAAATGAACCTGTTACAGGGTGGCGATATTGCCAATAAATTTTTGAAGTACGCTTATCTAACTTACAGTAAAGGTTGGGTATTTTGACATTATGTTTTCTGGGGCGAGCTGCCATTTATTGCTTTCTCCACTAACTGGCGGGCCTTGTCTGATAATGATGACGAAATATCAACACTGCCAACCATGCCAACAAAACGAGCATCTTCATCTATAACCCAGCGTCGACCTTGCTTTAAGGCTGGCGGATAAGTCTGTTTGGTCTTTGCTATTTTGTTTAATGCTGAGTTGCTTAATGGATATTTGAATCCATTAGGACCAGATGCCCACTCATGAAGTGTTACTAACTGCCCCATGCGTTTCTCTCCACTTAACCGGCTGCACCCGGTGTTTATTTCTGCAATTTATCCTTCATGCTCTTAACTGTTACCGTAAGCAGATCGATATCAGTCACTTTGCCATGAATTATTTCAGCTATCCGCTCAACGATAGCGCGGTAGTTTGTTTGTTCGGCACCCTGAAGCATGGCGGTGCGGCAGGCGTTCCAGAGTTCATCTGCGAAATCGCAAGCTTTTCCTCCACCACCAGAAGCCTGACAGAGGACCTCAAAGACGCTATCGGGAATATCTTTAGGCACAGATACCGCCGCTGGCTGAGCTGGAGGATAATTTGCCAACATCCAACTAATTACGTAGTCGGCCTTGAACCGCTCAATCGGAAAACCTTCATTCCAATCGCGGAAATGATAAATAACCTGACGCAGTTCCGGAATCTTATCTTTCGCTTCGAGCGATGCCAGCGCCAGCTTCATCGCCGCAAGCGCCATAGTCGCATCTTCGTTTACTGCGCCTGGCGTCGCATCGCGCTCTTCTTCAAGCTCCGCGATAGTTTTCAGGAGCCATTCTTTGGTAATGGTGCTCATGGGTTAGTCCTTCTTCGCTTCGGCTTTGCGTTCAACTTCACGAATGGAGAAAGAGAAGTCATTCAGCAGGATGACAGCAGCCATAATGTTGCTGTGGAGTTGCTCTTCAATGCGGTTCAGCATGATGCGCTGATCGGGATGCATCTCTTCAAACTTCGCACGTTCAATCTGCCAGAAGTTGGCCGCTTCTAAAGTTTTATTAGTAGCCATGCTCACTCTCCTTTACCGGCTGCGGCGGCCACCTTCACGCCAGCCTCTCTAAGCGCCTCTTTGTCTGCTATCCCGCGAGCATTCCAGCCAACAGCATATGACGCATAGGTGCCGCGCAATCCTAGGCGTTCAGCTTCAGCGGCAATCTCGAAAACTTCAGGCGCATTGGCCGATGTAATGTTCACTGGTAGCGTTACCTTCCGAGCCTCCAGCTCAGCAATCCGCTTCTCTGCGGCTTCCAGCTTTGCCTCAGCCTCTTTGAGCCTCTCAAGGCGAATAACCATGCCATGAATAACAACTGGCACCTGGTCATCAACGAGGTCGCAAGGTACTTTCAGATCGCGTTTCCACTCGCGCATTAGGGCGTTGCGCTGTTCTGCAACAGCAACAATGGCTTCAAGTCGATTGATTCTGTTGTCTTTGGCTTCCAGCTCATCCAGCAGGGCCTCATGACAGGCATTCCATGCATGCCACATGTAGGTGTAATGCGGGCCAGGGTAGGTTCCGTCTTGATTGCGGTGCTTTTTCAGGATTCCCCACGGAAGAGCTCCAGATTGCTCAGCCCACCGTTCAAAGGTCTCGCGCGTTTTTTCTCCCTGCGCCTGCTTGTCGATGTTGCTCATTTGCCTTTTACTCCCGACATAATCGTGAAAGCAGAAAACATAGGTTTGCCGCGAATTACCGATGTGGCATCAGCAAATTCTTTAATGCTGCGCCCTTCAAAGGTCAGCGTCGTAGTGCAGCAACCAAGTCCTTTTTCCTCGCAATTCTCATAAGCGAATGAAGCAACCATTGGCATGTTGTGCTCCTTGCAAATGGTGATGATCTGCTGCATTAGCGGACTGATTTGCTCGTCGTAGATGCTTTCGAGGTTGTAGATTTCGATGTTGCTCATTGGGCGGCCTCCTGGCGTAACCAGATGCATACAGCACCATCTTCAGTGTCGTGAATTGAACCAACAAACCATCCATCACCATCTGGTGAGTCTGGCTGCCAGGCGGAAATGTCGTAACCGTCTACCTCTGGGTCTATATCATCTTCATCGCGGTAAACTACCGTCCATTCGAGCCCGTTCTTATCCAGCCAGGCGTTGAATTCATCATGCGAGATAGATTCACGCCCATCGCAAAATTCATCGTAAAGCGGATGAGTCCAATAACCGTACTGGTCGCGTTCAACCGGGATGGCTGAAATTTTATTGCTCATGATGCTGCTCCTTTGCGAAGTTGGGCGGCGAACTCGCGGGCATCATCACCGCTGATATCTGCATGCATCTCTTTGGCGAACATCTCCACACCCTGCGCCCGCACTTCAGCCAGGAAAGCGTCTGTGGCTGGGGTTTTCTTCATGACGTACACGGTATCTTCTCCAGCTTCATGGCCGCAGATGTAGCCGTGTAGTGCTGGTTGATATGTCTCACGCCCAAACAAGCCAAGACGTTCGCCAAGCTCATGAATATCAGCACCGTCAAGTGATGCGCCATCAGCAGCAGCACGGAAACAAGTTTTGACAAAATCCTTCAGCCCCGCATTCTCCGCAGCCAGCGCCGCAGCTTCATTACGAACCTTACGTAGTTCCAGAACAGCTACCTGCACTGCATAAGCGAACATAGCAGCAGGGCGGTCACTCACTTTTTCACTATCTCGTTGCATGTTGACAGCAAAAATCATCAGTTCATCCAGCTGTTCGCCGGTCATTGGTTTACTGGCTGTCATGATTATGACCCTGCAATTTGTGTTGCTTAACGAAGTGGGCCACAGCCTTTGACTGGCTAGTGACGATCCCATTAAGGATGACGTTCTTGCCGCGATAAATTTGCGCTGTTCCGATCTCAGTACCTTCAAGTCTGACGTAAAGAGTTTTCCCTTTGATCTCAGTTTCAGGGACTGGTTGTGACAGGCGGTAAGTTTCACGCGCTTCGGCAATCGCTTTATGTTCATCCATAATCGACAGCGCCTCGGCCAGGGCAGCCCCTTCAAGAGTGAAGACACCTTCATCGCTGATCGTGGCCTGAGCCATCAGCTCAACGAAACGGCGTGCGTTCTTTACGCTCAGCTCAGGCGCGATAGAGCTACGGGTTACTTTCGATTTACCCTGGGCAGCCGCTACAGCTTTATCATGTTGGAGTACTTTCCCGGCCTGTTCGCCATACTCCATAACGCGATCAACCGCGACATCGACTGACACAGCACCGGATTTAACTTCCTGCTGAACGTCATGGTTCGCCGTGCTAAGGAGCAGCAGCTTCTCGACGGTGGCCACAGACTTATTCACCAGCTTTGCTATCTCGCTGGTGGTCTGGTTAAAGGCGTTATGTAGCTCCTGAATAACAGCTGCCTGTTCCATATCGGATAGCGGGAGCTGGTTGTTACTGGTCATGATGCGCGCCAGGCGCTGAACATCGTTACCGTTGAACGGCATGATGTGGATACGGTCTACTGGCTTACCTGCTTCTGCACAGCGCGCATAGCAGCGACGCCGACGGTGGCCTTCAACAACCCACACTCCACCTTCATCGCGGGCGATAACTTCCAGTGGAGGAACAGAACCACCGTTCATCAGGTAGTTGAAGAGGTCATCATCTGCCTGGCGGGTACGCTCATCATCTTCGCGTTTGTTGAAACCTTCCCGCACATGGATTTGGTCAAGACTGATGAACATCCCGGTATCGGTGCGCTTGATGGTCCCGTCACGGGTCATTTGCTTGAATGAGTTAGCCATCAGAAAGCCACCTCGTTATTTTGGGAAATGACGATGGGTGATAGCTCACGCAATTCTCGCTGGGCTTCCAGTAAATGCATATTGGTTCTGCTCTTCGTGTGGCGTTCAACAATGCGGTCACACTCTTTGGCCCAGCTTGCGACATCTTCACGCAGAGTAGCGTTCTGAACAGCCAGTTCCTTACGCTGAGCCATCGCCTCACAAAGCGCGACGCTGGTATAGTCCAGGCGGTTAGCCAGTTCGGTCATAATGCCGCGATAAGCTGGCGGAAGGAGAGGGGCTGCCTTACGCGCTGCGTCGATCAGCTGCTCCCGGGTCATACGTGGTTGTAACTCGGTGACGTTCTGTGTGTTCGTCATGGATAGTTTCTCCGTGTTATGAGCGCTCTGCACAGCGCTGAATTTTGGTTGCACGAATCCCTCGCCGATTGGCGACAAAAAATAAAGGGGTTTCGTTTTAATAAGCACCCAACCAGGGCACTTAGTGAAACGGGCGGCTGCCACCGCCAGTTAGCTTCTCCACAATTGGGAGCGCGTTCTCCTGAGTTGATTTAACGACTACGGCCTCTCAAGTTGAACGCTGAACGCGCTTTCAGTTGTGTAAAAGGGGCGGTCGACATTAAGGACATTCAAAACTGCCGATCGCCAAGACTACACACAGCAATCAAAACTTTGCCTGTCTTTTCACCACATCAGGCTCGGTGGTTCTCGTGTACCCCTACAGCGAGAAATCGGTTAAAATCTTCTCACCCCTACAGAGAGTGATGGATTCCGCCGATGGACAACAAATGGTTGCAGGACTTACTGCGCTCGATCCTGCGTGACATAGACATTAGGCGTTTAATGCACATGTTAATTATCTTCGTCATTCTCACTGTATTTTTGCCAGACTCTCTAAAGCAGTCTGTAGGCTCTCATAATCCAGAATTTCTTCCGGCGTTCAGTCTTTATTATCTGATGATCCTATGCGTCAGCTTTTTTATTTCGTCGCTGACCTGCTTCACGACTAAATCGGCTTTTGGTGCACTTCACACGCTGGCTTTGCGTTTTAAAATCAAGACACTCTCAGTACCTGAGAAGCAGTGTTTGCTGGATTTCATAAAAGCCGGCAACCATGTTGTGTATGCAAAAAATCATAATCCGGTTGTCGAGCAGTTGATTCATAAAGGCATTCTTAGTAAGACCTATTCACTTAACTGCGGCCCTGACATGGAAGGGTACGTTATAGAAAACAAGTATCATTTCCACATACTGAGGCACTTATCTGCCAGCCTTTGACCAAAACGCTTAATCCTTACCGACAGCTTTTTAGCAGCAACAGAAATCATTTTTTCCATTCGTGTTCTTCGGCGTCCTTTAACGATGATCACTTCGTCGAACGTATCCGGTAGAACCGCAAAATCCACAGGCAACTTTGTAAGATCACAACCGCATTTAGGACACTCAGAGTAGAGTGGCTCAATCTTCACGCCTCTCGGCAGTGCGACCATCTTCCTGTTTGCGCTTGAACTCATCATCACCCCACCATGTGCCATATGCCGTACTACTTACTTCCACACCAACACAGGTAACTGTCAGTACCAGTGGTGTAACTAGAATGTACCTTTAGTTACCTGAGTGGTCAAGTGGGCAATGTACTTTTTGTTACCTATGGGGAGGCGAAAAAATGCCAGAAGGAAATCTGGCATGAGAAATGAGTAACTTAAATGTTTTGCGTTATCTGAACCACCTTCCCAACAATCCGGCAATTACCGTCTATCGGGATGGGTTTAAAGGCAGGATTTAGAGGCATCAGGTATGCAAAAGGGCTATCCCATACCAGTTTTTTAACTGTCGCCTCGGCAGATCCGTCAAGTATTGCCACTACAATTTTTCCGTAAAGGTCATCCAGTTGGCCATAGTGCGGTTCAACAATAACGATTGACCCTTCGGGGATGGATGGCAGCCCATGTGGGTTAGTCATAGATTCCCCACGAACTACCAAGCCGAATACTTCATCAGAAACGTTTGCAGTGGTTTGCGTCCATGAAATCACATCAGAAAGCCTTGAGCATGCATAAGTATCAGTCCACATCCCAGCCTGAACAGCGGAGATAATAGGGACTGCCGTTGGTGGCTTAAGGAACGGAACAACTTTCGTATCGTCCTTTGTTTCCTCACCTCGACCGTAAAGAATCCATTCTGGAGTTGTCTGCAAAGCCATCGCCAACTGATGAAGGTTCTCACCATCAGGTTTAGTAGTGCCGCTCTCCCATTTTGTTACGGAAACACGGCTAACTCCTAAGCGTTTAGCCAGGCTCTGCTGTGTTATGTCGAGCTGGACTCGACGGGATCTTATTCGGTCTTTCATCTCTGTTTTCATGTAACCAATGTTACATAGAATCCTTGTAACTGTTGTTTGCTATTTAATGTACCTTTTGTTACCTTTGAGGCGTGAGTTAACCAGGAGGAGCCATGCGTAAATCAGAAGTCATTGAACACTTTGGCGGCGTGTCAAAAACCGCAAGTGTTCTTGGAATTTCCCACCCGGCTGTTTGCCGATGGGGTGAAGTCATCCCTCAAAAGCAAGCCTTCGTCATCGAGCGTATTACGAAAGGCAAGCTTAAGTACGATGCCAGCCTTTACCAAAAGGCTACAGATTCAGCGGCTTGAAAGTAACTACAAAAGGAAAATCAACATGGTAGAACCAAGCCTGAAAGAAGTAGTTAAAGCGATGTGCAAAGCGTACCCAGGAGGCCGTGAAGCTATGGCCGGTGCTCTTGGCATGTCAGTAACGCAGTTCAACAACAACCTGTATGAGAAGAACGGCTGCCGTTTCTTCGAAGTGAACGAGCTGGAGGCGATGGAAGACATCTCGAATACGTCTCTCCTGGCGGATTACTTTGCCCGTCGCCGTGGTGCGCTGCTGGTGGACGTTCCTCAACTTGAAGACCTTGATCGTGTCGACCTGTTTGATCGTGCCATGAGAACGTCAGCAGCGCGTGGACGTGTTGATACCGTGATCCAGAGAGCTCTCGAAGATGGAGTAATCGAACGTCATGAAGCTGAAGAAATCAATGAATATCACCGCCGTCATCTGGCAGCGCGTGAAGAAGAGATCCGCGCGATTGTCGCGCTGTTTAGCCGTAAGAAAAGCCAAAAGAAGTGACGCCCGCGAGTGTGCAGCTCCGGGCGTCGTGGCGTGTCGTATTCAGTGGAGAAACTAACGCATGAACAGTTTAAACCGATTGAGACCAGCGAAGCAATTCAGATGCCTTCCACTAGTGGGAAAAGATTCCCCGTTCGGCTATGTGGAGAGATTAAACAACCAGGCGGATCAGAACAACTACCAGCCTGAGAACGCGATGGTAGAGGCATTTGCACTGATGAACGAGAAGGGGCGTGAGGAATGGCTGAAGTTGACCGGCGATTCAGAGACCAAAGAGGCAGCACCGTCCACGTCATCAGATGGGAGCCTGAGACCCGGCGCGTTATATACCTTCGCGAAGGGTACGATCATGAGTGCTTCAGCCCTCTTGAGCAATTCCAGCGTAAATTTACAGAGTTAAAGGACGACCATGAGCAGAATCTTTGACATCGTCCAGTCAATGTCAGGCCAGAAGAACGTCATTGTTCTTCCCAGGCCGTACCTGCTGTTTTTTAAAGAAGACCAGCAGGCTCATGCGCTGGCAGCAGTTCTTAATAACCTCGTATTCTGGTCAGCATTTGGGGATGAAGACGGCTGGTTCTATAAAACTCACAAGGAGCTTGGAGCTGAGGCGGGCGAATTAACTGAAGACCAGACAGAGCGGCTGGTTAAAAAGTTGGTAAACAAGTATCTGCCTGGCGTGCTCGAGACCTGCTCTCGAAAGGTCAATGGTACGCCAACCAAGCATTATCGCATCGACGGCGATGCTCTAATCTCATTAATCTTTCCAGAAAATAACGATTCCGCAAAAGTACGGAATGGAAAACGTGAAGATGCGGAATCAAAACCGCGAAGCTGCGTTTCTCAATCCGCGAATAACAGGAATCTTGGGAGCCGCGAAAGTACGGAATCCTATCTCTATACAGACTTTAATACAGAGTTAAACAAGCAGACTAATAAACCTATTTGTCCGGTTGCGCCGCAACCAGACCGTGATGTGTTGATCACCGATCAGGCTAAACAGGTTTTAACCCATCTGAACCAGGTGACCAGTTCGCGTTATCAGGTTTCAACAACCTCGCTGCAAAACATTCGCGCCCGAATCGGGGAGGGCTTCACCGTTGAAGATCTGTCGCTGGTGGTGGACTACTGCAACGCCAAGTGGAGCGACGATTTAACAATGGCGGCCTACCTGCGCCCGCAGACACTTTTCCAGCCAACGAAGTTTCCAGCGTACCTGAAGTCCGCTACCAACTGGGCGAATGCCGGAAGGCCAGCGCGAGTTAACGGCAAGTGGGAGCGTGAGGATGGAATCTTCAAATCCAGCTTCAAGAACACCGACTACAGCAAAGTCCCGGCGGGCTTCAGAGGAGCGAACTCATGAGTCTTCTGAAAGATATTCAAATTTTCATCGCCGCTAATCCTGGCTTAACGAACAAAGAGATTGCGGCATCAATGCCACAGTACGAAGTTCATGCTGTTCAGCGCGGTGTATGCCATCTGGTCAAACTGAATCGCGCAACCCGCCAGCATAACGGCAAGTGCTACCAGTATTTTGCCAAAGCACCGGGTGGGGAGGTTGGCGAGGGGCGTTCTGCACTGAAAATCAACCGGGCTGATAAACCAGCTGTACCAGAACAGGAAGAAGCTCTGAATCCGGCTGTGACCACAATGATGGATAAGGCTCAAGGCCTGTTTGAAAAAGGGCTCTACCAGCGTGCAGCCACGGTTCTGATGGATGCCTTCAATCGCTCTAAGAACGAAGAGCAGCGGATGAAGATACTGATTGAGCGTCAGCGTTGCCTGAGCATGGCGCCGAAAGTGAAAGCACCCTCTGATGGATGGTGTCTGGCTGGCCGAGCGAGGAATGTCTGATGAAATACTCACTGATTTATGCCGACCCTGCGTGGGAATACGGGAACACCATCAGTAATGGCGCTGCAAATAACCATTACGGCACGATGAAGCTTATCAACATGAAGCGCCTCGCGGTTTGGGACCTGGCTGCCGAGGATGCTGTTCTGGCTATGTGGTTCACCGGTACGCACACCCGAGAAGCTATCGAGCTGGCTGAAGCGTGGGGTTTTAAAGTTCGCACGATGAAGGGCTTTACCTGGGTGAAGTTCAACCCACTGGCAGAGCAGCATATCAACAAAGCACTTCAGGCAGGCCGTGTCGAGGATTTTTACGACTTCCTTGACCTGCTGAACGCACAGACACGCATGAACGGCGGGAATTACACCCGAGCCAATACCGAAGACCTGCTAATCGCCACCAGGGGGAATGGACTTGAACGCAAGTGCGCCAGCATCAAGCAGGTTATCTACAGTCCACTCGGTGAGCACAGCCAGAAGCCAGCAGAGGCGCGTTTCCGTCTGGAGAAGCTTTACGGTGACGTCCCACGCATCGAACTATTCAGCCGTTGTGGTGCGCCTGGCTGGGACCACTGGGGAAATCAATCTGAATCACCAGCTGTTGAGCTTATACCGGCAGTTGCCGTTCCCATGAAAAAACAACAGGAGCGCGCTGCATGAAAAAGCTATCTACCGAGCATGAGAACGCTGTGCGTGATGTAGCCCGTCAATGCAACGATGCCATCAAAAAAGCCCTAAAGCAGAATCCAAAGCCAATCTGGAATGTCGTAGTGCCTCCGATCCTGAAGGAGTACCACGAGAAGGTTAAACCGATGGGCGTAAGCCTGGTGATGTTCAACAGCGTAATCGGACGCCTGAACGGGCGTTATGGAGTCGAGTCATGATCGAATTAACGCCGCGTCAGAATGAAGTGTTTGAAGCTATCAAGGTTCACATCGAAAAGGCTGGCTTTCCTCCTACGATGCTGGAGCTTGCCGGATTAATTGGCTGCGCATCACCGAACGCTGCTGTAGCGCACGTGAAGTCACTTAAGAAAAAAGGTTACATCACTGTTGCTCCTGGCGCTGCCAGGGGCATAACCGTCATCAAAACGGAATGGGATGCAGATCCAGTAACGATCATCAAAGACCTGCTATCCGTCGGAGACAAGGCCAGAGATAACGCTGTTGAATGGCTGAAAAAACAGGGAGTGACGTTATGAAACTGGTGCTCCCGTTCCCACCGAGCGTAAACACATACTGGCGAGCCCCAAATAAGGGGCCGTTAAAGGGCCGCCATTTAATCAGCGCCAAAGGCAGGGCATATCAAAGCGCGGCCTGTGTCGCCATTGTCGAGCAGCTTCGCTTCCTTCCAAAGCCATCAACAGCCCCGGCTGCCGTCGAAATTATGCTGTACCCACCAGACGAACGCCGCCGCGACATCGACAACTACAACAAGGCTTTGTTTGACGCGCTCACGCATGCAGGCATTTGGGAGGATGACAGCCAGGTGCAGAGAATGCTGGTGGAGTGGGGGCCGAAGGTACCGGGTGGACGTGTAGAAATATCGATCAAGAAACATGAACCTCTGGCGGGTGCAGCCGCCTGATAAGTGGAGAAGAGCATGAATCAGATGAACATCACCGTAACGTGTCCAACGCACCATGCCGCCGCAATAGGCCATCAGATAACGATGTCCAGTCGTGAAATTGCGGAGCTGGTCAATTCCCGACATAGCAATGTCTGCGTAACCATCGAGCGACTGATGAAATCCGGCGTGATTGGGGGGTATGCTGCAATGCAGTACACCCATCCTCAGAACCAGCAGGTTTACCACTACTACGAAGTTAACAAGCGAGACAGCTATGTGATCGTCGCGCAGCTGTGCCCGGAGTTTACCGCCCGTCTGGTTGATCGCTGGCAGGAACTGGAGAGCGGGGCCGGGATGGTTGTTCCCCAAACACTCCCTGAAGCGCTCCGGCTCGCCGCTGATCTTGCTGAACAGAAGCAACGTCTGAGTGAAGAACTGGCAATTGCCGCACCGAAGGCTGAATTTGTTGATCGCTACGTCAAAGCCACCGGGTCAATGACATTCCGGCAGGTTGCCAAGCTCCTTAAGGCCAAAGAACCTGAGTTCGCGATGTTCCTCATTGAGAACGGCATCATGTACCGCCTGAACCGCGTGCTTACTCCGAAGAGTAAACACATCGAAGCAGGCCGATTTGAAGTTAAGACCGGGACCACTAACCAGACCAACTACGCGTTCAATCAGTCTCGTTTCACGGCGAAAGGGGTGCGCTGGATAGGTGGACTTTGGGCAGAGCATGTCGCTAAGGGGCAAATTGCGTGAGAGCCATACTGACGCCTGAAATTGCGCCGATGTCCGGGGTGGTTCTGTTCCGCCCTGGTAACGAACTGCTCTGGCTATTCCGTCAGGGAAGGGTAGTTATTGAGCCGCCATCCGAAGCCATCCAGCATCTGCCATCTGGATTAATCCCTGAAGCCCACCAGCCCCTGACTGACGATGCCAACATGCAGGCTATTTTCGTTAACGAGAGGGTCATTCAGCGAGCTGGTGGATTGAGTAGCCTTGATGCCTGGCTGGAGAGAAAATTTGAATGTCAGTGGCCTCACACTGACTGGCATGCCAGTGACTTTACGGTTATGCGCCACGCTCCGGGGAGCATTCGTCTTTGCTGGTCATGTGATAACCATTTACGTGAGCAAACCACTGAAAGACTGGCAGGAATTGCCATGCAGAACCTGGTAAAATGGCTGCTGGAAAGGGTAAATATTGATTTAGGTTTCAGCCCTGAACACACTCTTTCGCTTCCTGAGTTCTGCTGGTGGATGGTACGTAATGATCTGGCTGACCTTGTTCCTGAATCAGTGGCGAGCAAAGCACTCAGAATCAAGCCAGAACAGCATAGTTCAGTGATGAGGGAAAGCGACATTGTCCCGTCATTACCGGCTACGCAAATCTTTCAGGAGAAGGCAAAAAAGATAGTGGTGGTGAAGGTTGATCCTGAAACTCCGGAATCTTTCATGCTGAGGCCAAAGCGCCGACGCTGGGAAAACGAGAAATACACCCGCTGGGTGAAGTCGCAGCAGTGCTGTTGCTGTAATAACCCGGCAGACGACCCCCACCACCTGATAGGCCACGGGCAGGGTGGAATGGGTACCAAAGCGCATGACCTGTTTGTGATACCGCTGTGCAGAGCGCATCACGACGAGTTACACGCTGACCCCGTGGCATTTGAAGCGAAATACGGCGACCAATTAACGCTGCTGTTTCGGTTTTTAGATCGTGCGCTGGCAATTGGCGTACTGGCGTAAGTGGAGACGCAAATGATCAATCCTTCAGAAGTAGGCAAATCCGGCGAGTTGGTTCGCCTTCGCACTCTCGAAAGTATCTGGGTACAGGGAAAGCTCCGCATGTGGGGCCGCTGGTCTTATATCGGTGGTGGCTCGGGCGGAAACATGTTTAACCAGTTGCTGGCTTCCGGGAAAATAACCAAATCCGCCATCAACGATGCGCTGCGCCGCATGAAGAAATCCGGCATCACCAAACCCGAACTGGAAGCATACCTGCGTGAAATTCTCGACAGTAAAAACAAAACTGGCCTGGCGTTCTGCTCAGACGAGGAGGGGCTAAAGATTGACGGCGTTATTGCCTCAGTGCTGATGAACAAAGAATACCGTGGGCTGTATAGTGTGATTGTTGATCGTCATCGTCTGCGTAAGAGCAAACTCCAGATGGCTAAAGAACTTAATTCAAAACACCCCGGCTGGACCCTTATTACATGCCGTCGTCGCATTGATACATGGGTCAGTCTTGCAGAATCGATCCTTTACGCACCACTTTGTGACGCGTTCGGCACAAATAGCGACAGATTTAAGTTGCAGAGTGAGCTGGAAAGTGCTTAAATTGTGTTAGGCTCGGGACAGTAAAGCGTACTGAGCAACAAATCAAAACATAAACCCGCCACTGCTGCGGGTTTTTTATTTTAAGGGCTGCCTCCGGGCGGCCTTTTTTGTTTCCCCTCGTTCTGAGAGGACTCACGGCAATAAGAGGGGGCTAAATGTCCGATCCTGTTTCTGGCACTACGGTAGCGGCTGGTGGTCTGATGGGGGCCAGCATGTTCGGCCTGGCAACCGGCATTGATTACGGTGTGGTATTTGGCGCATTCGCTGGTGCAGTGTTCTATGTCGCTACTGCGGTTAATATCAGCCGCCTTAAGCTGGTGGGCTACTTCATCACCTCATTCATCTTCGGCGTTATTGGCGCTCCACTTCTTGGCTCTTACTTCTCCAAATGGACGGGGTATAGCGACAGGCCACTTGATGCGCTGGGCGCGGTAATCGTAGCCGCTATTGCGATTAAGCTGCTGACGTTCGTCAACAGTCAGGATTTGGGTAGCCTGTTTGGAATTCTCTCGCGTTTACGTGGAGGAGGGACCAGCAATGGTAACAAGTGATCCGAGTGCAATGGCGAATGCCATCATCTGCGGGGTGATCGTTCTTGCCCTCATGTTCTACCAGCGCGGGGGGGCGAGACATCGTCCTCTGATATCGCTGATGGCTTATTTTACGGTGCTGGTTTATGCCAGCGTCCCTTTCCGTTACCTGTTCGGCCTGTATCACGAATCACACTGGTTTGTGGTGCTGGTGAACGTCCTGATTTGCGCTGCTCTTCTCTGGGCACGGGGAAACATGGCGCGCCTAGTTGATGTACTGAGGCACTAATGAACCAAACACAATTTCAGAGGGCGGCTGGTCTCAGCGCCGGCTTAGCTGCGCGCTGGTTTCCGCATATCGACGCCGCTATGAAGGAATACGGCATAACCGCACCGCTTGATCAGGCGATGTTTATTGCCCAGATGGGGCATGAAAGCACAAGATTTACCCGGCTGGTGGAGAACCTGAATTACGCGGCAGAAAACCTGGTACCTACGTTCGGCAGCCACCGCATCACGCAACAGCAGGCCGCCGCACTTGGCAGAACTGCAACGCAACCGGCAAACCAGAAAGCGATCGCCAATCTGGTATACGGTGGTGAGTGGGGAAAAGAACACCTTGGCAATCAGGTAGCCGGTGATGGCTGGAAATATCGCGGTCGCGGGCTGAAACAGGTTACAGGCCTGAGCAACTATCGCAGTTGTGGCCACGCGTTGAAACTGGACCTTGTTACTCATCCGGAGCTGCTTGAAAAGGATGAATACGCCGCGCGCTCAGCCGCATGGTTCTATGCCTCCCGCGGATGCCTGCTTCATTCTGGGGACGTGGAGCGCGTGACACTGCTAATCAATGGCGGCCGCAACGGGCTGGATAAACGCCGCGCGCTGTTTAATCTGGCGAAATCGGTGCTCGTATGAAGAAGTGGTTAAGTCTCCTGATTCCTCGTTGGGAAACAGACACTGTAGTTTTACAGGCCAGGGGGGATGAGCTTCACATTGTCTGTAGCTACGAGTATATCGATCCCGGCGAAATGTTTGACGGCATGTGCGAGCTTAAGACCTTCACTTGGCTGAACTGGTCTTTTCCGTCCGGGGAACCGATGAACGTTCGACGATTTGAGCCGAAGGTGGAAGCATGAGCATTCTGGAAATCATCATTGGCGTTATAGGTGCTATATGTGTTGCCGCAGCTGGTGGCTTTGGCCTGGGCCATATTCGCGGTACCAGCAAAGCGGAAGCGAAAGCCGATCAGCAGCGCACCGAAGATAACGCAGCTGCAACGGTCGCAGCAGCTGAACGCCGGGTAGATGCAACGAAAGAGGCCAGCAATGTACAGCAGACTGTTAACCATATGTCTGGCGACGATGTTGATCGCGAGCTGCGGGACAACTGGACCCGTAAAGGTTGAGGTAGTGGACACGGCTTGCGACTGGGTTAAACCCATCTACGGAACGGATCACGACTGGGATGTTCTGGACCGCCAGACTAAGAAAGATATCTTGGCGCATAACAAAGCGTGGCAGGCTAATTGCCCCAATGTAAGCAGATAACCCGCCTTCAAATGTGCATTATGGTTTTATTCAGCACAAGCGGTAAAGTTGCAAAATGTTTTCTCTTCAGTGATATTGGAGCAAAAACACTGAGGATAAGTTATGTTTAAGCGTGTAAGAAGCGGTTTAAAGGAGTTTGACTCCTCCTTTTCTGTGGCAGAGAAACTATATCAAATAGCTCAATTTGTAATAATTTCTCTAGGAGGAACGGGGGTTTTAGGTTTGCTTGCATGGATGGACCCATACTTTAAAAAAATTGGTTATCTTGCATATGGCCTAGTTTTTCTAGTCTGCGCCTTTATATTTTTTTGTATGTTATTTTTTTATAAAATGTCTAAGCTTTTAACAATCAAGGAAAGATATTATGCAAATTTATCAGAGCAAAAGACAAACATTAATCCGCTAAGCGATTCATTTTCAGACGTGGTTATTAATCTTGAGGATTTAAGACTTCCATTGAATGAATCTCATGTTAATAAAACATTCAGGCGCTGTAAGTTGAAAGGCCCAATGGCAATATTGATTGTTGGTGGGGTTTTTAATAGGAATGAATTCAGTGAATGCGGAGAGTTCATTAAATTACCTATAGGTAAAAACAGAGTAGATCTCGCTGGAGTACTGGCTTTCGGGAACTGTACTTTTGTGGATTGTACATTCATTGAAACAACATTAATAGTACCTCATGATGTTGCTGTAGCTTTTCAAAAAGATGTACAAGGATTGAGATTTTTAAATTTATAATTACCAAAATACATAGGTCATCTTAGGGTGGCCTTTTTAACAATGAAGTTCATATGAGGTGATATTTTATATCATTTAAATAAGTTTGTTTTATCGGAGTAAAAATGCAGGTTACTATTGATGGTATTCCGTATGTTCCAGCCTGCACGATTCCAACACGGATCGGCATTTCAATAACGACACACCAGCGCGCTGAAGTTCTGAAGCGCGCTCTCGAACAGCACATTAAACACCTGCCAGCCGGTGCGCTGTTGATAGTTATCGACGATGGTTCTGAACCTGCCGTAGAAGTACCTGACTTTGTGCAGCTGCTCCGCCATAAAACATCACTCGGCATTGTTGATTCGAAGAACGCCAGTTTAACCGCGCTGATGGACGCCGGGTGTGAGCATCTTTTCCTTTGGGACGATGACGCCTGGCCCATCGCTGATAACTGGCACTTGCCATACATCGAATCACCCGAACCGCACCTTGCTTACCAGTTTCTCGATCTGGCAGGAACGAATAAGCTGAAGGATATGGCGGTCCTGTACCGGGATGATATGCACATCGCCTACACCGGGCAGCGCGGCGTGATGCTGTATTACCACCGTAGCGCTATCGAGAAGGTTGGCGGTTTTGATCCCGTTTACGGTCGCGGCATGTACGAACACAGCGACCTCGCCCTGCGCATCCATAATGCTGGCCTGACGACATGGGCTTACGGTGATGTGGCCGGTTCAGAAAAACTGATCCATTCTCTCGATGAGCATGAAGCCGTAGAGCGTTCAGTGCCGAGGCCAGACCGACAGGCGCTGGTGGAACGTAACGTGAAGATCCACAACGAACGGCGTGATGCCGGGTTTACTGGTTACGTTGAATACCGCCAGCAGCGCGACGTGGTTATCACAACGCTGCTTACCAGTCAGCCTGACCCGCAGCGCGGCACAAAAATGGCGGCCTCGCCTGACATGCTGGCTGACTGGGCCTCATCAATTCGGAATTGTGGCCGCATAGCGCTGGTAGATGAGCTGCATGCAGCCCCGGAAGACGTCGAGTTATACCGCGTTCCTGACGTGAAGATGAATGTCTACTTCCGGCGCTGGCTGCACATCTGGCAACATCTGCGCGATCACCCTGAATACCGGTTCGTCTGGTGTACCGATGGTACCGATGTCGAAATGCTTCGCGCGCCGTGGGAAGAAATGGAACCCGGTAAGGTGTATGTCGGTTCTGAACCGAAGACCTACGCCGACTCCTGGGCGAAACAGAATCATCCTGAGCGTATCTATCAGGAATTCATTGAAGTGCACCGCAACGATGTGATGCTTAACGCTGGTCTGCTAGGTGGCACCCACGCTGATGTAATGGCGTTCGCTCACGGCATCATCCGTCTTTACTACCGGATCGAGAGTTATCGTTTCTGGAAGAAAGAACAGGCTGGCGCCGCGGTGGGTGACATGCTGGCGTTCGGTATTGTCGCGCAATCATTCGCTGACAGGCTGGTCACCGGCCCTCTGGTTCACACCGTTTTCAAAACTGATGGTATCGGCAAGGAGAGCGCATGGTGGAAACACAAGTGAAGTTTGTTGTGGTAGGTCACCACTCGCGACATAAGCAGGCGTTGCGTCTGGCTGAATCTCTTGGTGCTTTCCTGCTAATTGATAACAGTGACCGTGGGGCGAACTGGAATCATCACCGCGCGCTGCAATGGGCTGCTGAGCAATCCAGCAGGGTAGTGGTGCTGGAGGACGACGCCCTGCCAGTCCGTGGGTTTATGGATCAGGTTGCTGTCTGGCTGGCGAGGTTCCCGTGTCACATGCTGAGTTTTTACCTCGGTACCGGGCGGCCTCCACAGTATCAGATGCAGATTGCTGAGCGGCTAATCGTGGCTGATAAGACACGTGCTGATTACATCACGCTATCGAGACTCATTCATGGCGTTTGCTATAGCGTCCCACCTGAGCATGTGCAGCGCGTGCTATCCCGCTGGGATAACAGCAAGCCCGCCGATTACGCTGTTGGTGATGCATGGGGTGGCTCAGTGATCTATCCGTGTTACTCGCTGGTGGACCATGCTGACGGCGAGCCGGTTGAGCGTCACCCTGACTCAGCGCCACGCACAGAACGCCGCCGGGCGTGGAGGTTAGCCTGATGCCTGCGTTAATACCGAGAGCATGCCGTAAGCGTGGCTGTTCTGGCACAACCACAGACCGCTCAGGCTATTGTCCCAAGCACCTTAACGAAGGCTGGCAGCAGCATCAGCGAGGACAGAGCAGGCATCAGCGAGGTTATGGCAGCAAGTGGGACAGGCTGCGCCCAATCGTTCTCGACAGAGATAAACACCTTTGTCAGGAATGCCTGCGAAATGGAAGGTATACACCCGCTGAGACGGTGGACCACATCACCGCCAAAGCAAATGGGGGGACCGATGACCTGTCCAACCTCGAAAGCCTCTGCAAGCCTTGCCACAGGGCGAAGACAGCGGTTGAAAGACTCAAATGACATCAATTCTCATTTGAATCGACAGAGGGGGAGGGCGGGTTGAAAGTTCAGGAACGACGCGCCAAAGGACCGCCGCCTAACCTCTTTTCACATCGCCGCAGGTTAGAAAACTTTTTTATGGGGTCCCCCATTCGATGATTAATAGGAGTTTTCGATTATGTCTGGACCACCGAAAACCCCGACCCATCTACGTTTGGTGAGGGGTAACCCATCTAAACGCCCGATCAATGAGAACGAACCAAAA